CTGGTGCTGGTCGCGCCCAGAACGACACCCTGCGGCAGATCGCGTCGGCGTCGGGTGAGAACACGACGAACCGTGAGGCGGTACTGGCTGCCGCTCGCGCGACGGAGCGTGGCTCGATGCTGGGCTCGATCTACGGTGAGCAGTACGACGTGGACAGGGCCGCGAGGGATGTCTTCCTTGCGGACGCTTCGGCTGGCAATGTTCGCCAGCGGCTGGCTTCGCAGGAGCGCGCCGCGTTCTCCGGCAGGTCGGGGGTCGGGGAGAAGTCCCTGAACCAGCGCACGCGTCTGTAGGGTTTCTGCCCGGCGGGTGCGAGATTCTAGGGCCTCACGGGGCTCTGGTGCATCCCGGGAGGGTCCCACCTCCCCAAGGCCCTTCACGGGCCTCAACACAAGCCCCCGCCTTGAGGGCGGGTACCGCCTCGTGCGGCCTGAGATTCGCTACCTTAGGGCCCATTGATCGCCTGGGCATAACTGGCGATCCGCCATCCCTCCTGGCGCTAACTGTGAGGGCCGCAGCGGGGTGACTGGAGTCTGGTCCCAGCAGAGGCTCATATCCTCTAAAACGTCGGTTCGAATCCGACCCCCGCTACCGCGAACGCCCCCGACCGGCCGGGCAAGTAGCGTAGTGCATCCGCACACCAAGACCAAGTCCGGATAGAGATAGCAGCCCTGCACTCCTCCAGTGCAACGGCTCGGATCTCGACACGCATGAATGGAGTGGTCACTTTGTCTGACAACTTTGAGAACGAGTTCGAGAACGACGACACGCAGGAGCAGGACCTGAAGACCCCGAAGGCTCTCCGAGACGCTTACGACAAGCAGAAGGCGCAGAACGCTGCCCTGGAGAAGACCATCGCGGAACTGAACGGTCGTGTTCGCACGCGTGAGATCGCCGACGAACTGTCCGCGAAGGGACTCAACGCCAAGGTGGCGAAGTTCATCCCCGCAGACGCCGTGCTGGACGACTGGCTGAAGGAGAACGGTGAACTCTTCGGAGTCACCGTGACCGAGGCTCCCGCCGAGCAGGCGCAGGAGGCAGTGCAGGCTCCGGCCGCACCGCACCCGCTCCAGACGCAGTTCGCGAATCTGGCCAATGCCACTGAGGGCGCTACAGCGCCCACTGGCTCGGTCGATTCCGCGAAGGCTCAGGAGTCTCTTGCGACGGGTGGGCTCGAAGGTTTCGAGAACTACCTGCGTTCTCACGCTACTCAGCGTTGAGGACTTCCTACCCGAAAGGTGGCGTAGCACATGGTGCTTCCTACCGCTGGTGATTACACCAGCATCGCGGCGGGTACTGGTCTTGGTGCGAGCGATTCTCTTGCAGTTGAGACCACGTACTCCCTGGCGCTCGAATGGGCGCTGAACAACTACGGCATCATGCGCCAGTTCGTGTCGAAGCGGCCTGAGGCCGTTCCGCACCCGGCGCAGACCGTGACCCTGAAGAAGTGGAACTACTTCTCCGAGGCCGCTGTCACTGCCGCGAAGACCCCGCTCAACGAGGTCGCGGATGTGGCCGCTCGTCGGCTCCCCGCCACCACGAACGTGGTCATCGAGGCGACCGAGCACGGCGACGTCGTCGAGCACACCGAGTTCTTCGAGGGCCGTGCCCTGGTTCCGTTCGAGGCCGCCAAGGCGACCACGCTCGCGGACCAGTCGGCGAAGGTCATCGACGAACTGATCCAGGACCAGATCCTGTCGGACCTGTCTGCCTCGATCGACGACCTGACCGCGAGCGACGCCGTCACTGGCGTTGGCGAGGGCCTCATCACGGCCGAGCGCATCCGCGAACTGGGCATCCAGTTCCTGGAGGATAACGTCCCCACCTACGCGGGTGGCTTCTACTTCGCGGTGTCGCAGCCGCGAGTCCTGGCCGACATCCGTCGCGAGGCGGGCCTGGGCGGCTGGCGCAACCCGAAGGACTACATGGACAGCGGCCTCCTGAAGGCCCTGCCCAACGAGATCGGCGAGTTCGAGGGGTTCCGCTACATCTCGAACAACCGCGTGCGGTCGGCGGCTGCGGCGGGGGCGGACGCTCAGGCGTTCAACCTCTACGCGTTCGGCCAGGGCGGGCTCGCTGAGCACGTCGTGACCGCGCCTTCGGTGCGTGTCGCGCCCCAGACCGACGCTCTGCGCCGGTTCCACGGGCTCGGCTGGTACTTCGACATGGGCTGGAAGGTCTACGAGCCCCTGGCGATCCAGGTGCTGAGCGTCAACGCCACGGGTGGCGTTGTGGCTCCGTCGCCCGCCTAAGCCTAACGGCTTCTGATGATGGGGGAGTGTTTCTAGAGCACTCCCCCATCTCTGCAATACACCCGTAGGAGGGACAGAGATGGCAACCACGTTCTCCTACTGGGAGAAGCGACGCAAGGACTTCGGTCAACACAGTGAGCACCTCGCGGACGACCTGAAGCCGTTCTGGTACCAGTCCGCACCGCAGGGCGTGACCGTGGTGCGGTACGCCGATGGCACGTTCGCGACCGTCGAGGTAGTGACTGAGGATCTGGAGGCCCTGGAGGGTGTCCGGGTCTACTACGGCGGCAAGGCGAACGCCATCACGGTCGAAGAGGCTGATGAACTGGCCGCCGCTGGTTACGGCGACTACATCTTGAGTTCGGGCTATGGCGCCGGGCTTTACGGCATGGGCGCCTACGGGCTTTCCCAGGAAGGTTGGTAGGACATGGCTGATTTCAGCCTCCCCGAGGTGGGCCAGGATCTGAACGCCTGGGGACCCAAGTTGAATGGAACACTCCAGCACCTGAAGGACATCGCCGACGGGGTCGAGACGACCCGGACGGGCGAGAGGCCTGTCGGTCAGGGTGAACTGGTTGTCAACGTCCACGACCATGGCGCGGTGGGGGACGGCGCAGTAAACGACGCTGCGGCGATCCAGGCAGCCGCTGCGGTGGCCGTCGCAGCCAACGCGCCATTGGCGCTGACGCGCAAGACGACGTACCTCGTCGAGAGCCAGATCGTTTTTCCTGACGGAATAGTGATCCACGCAAACGGGGCGACCCTGCGCAGGGCGGCGGAGGCCAACCAGCCGACGGCCATCTTCGGCGACGACTCGACGATCGTTGGCACCCTCCGCTTCTCCACGGTCGGGCCCCAGGCGCGTGGCGTGGCCCTTCTTGGCGACCGCATCCGCGCTGATCGAATCGTCGTCGTGAACGACACGGCTGGCGCTGGCGCCGCCGACAACCTACAGGTGGGCGTGCGGATCAGCGGCTCCGACATCGAGGTTGGATCGGTCGAGGTTGCGAACTATGACTACTCGGCAACTGTCCAGACGTCGTCCAGGGTGCGCATCGGTCACGTGCTGTTGAGCACGTACGTTCGCGGCCTCTACATCTCCGACAGCAAGGACGTCACCGTCTCGGGCGGGCTGATTCACACCCCGTCCCCGAACGCCACGACTGACCCTGGGCACAACGGCATCTTGATTGACTCGGCAGCCGCTGACGACGCGACCGAGGCCCTGCGCCTGGAGAACATCACCGTTCGCGACGCGGGCGAGCACGGCATCCGCTTCGGCGGGAGCAAACGCGTCCGCAACGTGTGGCTCACCGACATTCACGTCTCCAACGTGGGCCAGTGTGGTGTTAAGTTCCTGGCGGGCACGGCTGAGGACCACTCGCTTCACGAGAACATCGAGATCGACGGCCTCGTCGCGGAGGACTGCGGCACGAGCGAGGGCGCGTCAATGAACACCGCCGGGCTATTGCTGCGCTATGTCAAGAACGTCATCGTGCGGGGCCTGATAGTCCGCAAGCGGGGCAAGAGCACCAGCGCGTCTGAAGGTGTCGGCATCGCCGGGGCGACAAACGTCCTCGTGCAGTCGCCCATACTGCTCGACACGCAGTATCGCGGCTTCGCGGTACATCCCGACCTGGGCGACAACACGAGCGTCAAGATCGTAGGCGGACTCATTGTCCCCGCAGCGGGTTATGGTGTCTACTTCGAGTCAACGGGCACCTCGTCCCGACGCGTCGAGATGCTCGGGTTTACCGAGATTCAGGGCGCTACCACCGCCAACGTCAACGTCGTTGGCGGTGGCATCATCGGAGTGCCACGCCTTGAGTGGCAGTCGGTCACGTCGAACACCACGCTGCAAATCATCGGCTCAAGCAGTGTGTGGCGCATCAACTGCCAGGCGCCCTCACCGGTGACGCTCCCCGTCGTTCGCGAAGGTTCGGTCTGGCAGGAAACGAATGGCTCATACGTCACTTACCTTCGCGAGGGATCCCTCTGGAAGGCGCTCGGAAAGACCGACCTGATCGCGTCGGGGACGCTGGCGTGGGACCCGGGCAGTATCGCATCGGGGGCGGGGGAGACCTCGCCGAACGTCACCGTTACGGGTGCCGCCCTTGGCGACTATGTCCAGGTGGCCGCGCCGGGCAGCCTGCAAGGGCTCATCGCCCAGGCGTACGTCACTGCGGCCAACACAGTCGCCATCCGCCTGTCGAACCTCACGGGCGGGGCCGTGGACCTCGGGTCCGGCACCTGGAAGGCCCGGGTCGTCGGGAGATGAGGCGCCTACTTGCGATCGGTGCGGCGTACATCCTGCACCCCCCGTGGGCCAAGTGGGCTCAACGGACCCTGCTGGTTGCCAGTTACGTCATGATGGGCCTCCTGGGTTGGCTCATCTTCGTAGGCGTCACGGTGGGCGTCAACGGCGTTGGGTGGGTCGTGACGGCCGGGTCGGTGGTGTCCCTGATTGGCGTCTCCACACGTTACTACCAGATCGAAGCGATCGGCATCTGGCCTCAGGTCACCGGGCTGGTCGCGGTCGCGCTCCTCGGGGCAGTGGGCCCTACGGGTGCGCTCCTGGTGACGGCCTACGCCTTCCTTCTGGGCCTACGCCTCCTGGAACTGAACGTCGTCGCGTGGAATGCGCGCAAGGCGATGGAGACGTCAGGGGAGGTCGTTCCATGAGCAACATTCCCGTGTGGGTGCAAGTGGTGGTGACGCTGGTCGCCGCCTTTGGTGGGACGGGCACCCTGATCCAAATCATGTCACTCTACCGGGCCCACCGTGACGGTATCCGTCAGCGCGAGGAAGAGGCGGACGAGCGACTGGTTCGCCGCCTGGAGAGGGACATCGAGATCCTGAAGATCCAGGAGCGGGCGAACGCGGCGTACATCCGCCGCCTGGTCATGGCGCTTGGACGGGCCGGGGTCGAGATCCCTGACCCGCCCGCCGACGACCCGACGGTTCAGACCTCGTAGCGCTGGGCGAACTCGACGTACGCCTTGTGGGTCAGGTGCCCCTCACGCGCCAGCGCGTCGAAGACCTCGTCTGCAGGGGTCAGGTGGAAGCGCGCGTAGAACCCTTCGCGGGCTGCCACAACGATGGCGGGCTCGATCTCTTCTATCACGGTCGTGCTCCTTGCTCTGGGGGGGGGTGTGTTACACCACCTAGGGAGGGCTGCTGTCCCCTGCTGTGACCCAGTGTACCACAGGTGTCTGAAAGATCACCCGCAAAATCACCCCCTAGATGTGAAGGAAGTGTAGAACATGGCACAGATCGCACTGAGCGACTGCCGAGCACTGGAGACGAACCCGGGCTTCTCGCTGCGCAAGGACGCGGCGATTGCCTGGGACCGCGCCGTGCGCAAGTTCGGCAAGAGGGTTCTGCTGACGGGCGCCTGGCGCTCGTACGAGACGCAGGTGCGCCTCTTCAAGGAGCGGTACGCTCCGGGCCGGACGAGCCCGTACAACGACTACCGCACGTGGTACACGAGCCTCGGTGGTGACGGCCGCGTGTGGGGTCGCTTCACGGGGGCGGCTGCGGCCGTGCCTGGCACGTCGAATCACGGTGGTGGCATCGCGGTGGACGTCAAGACGTCCCGTTCCGCTGGCGACCCCGGCTACGACACTGCCGTGGTCTTCACGTCGTTCAGCGACGCGGACCGGCTGAAGTTCCTGCGCGAGGCGCAGGAGTTTGGCTGGGATGACGCAGAGGGCCGCCAGGTCGGCGAACTGTGGCACCTGACGTACTACCCAGGCCTGGACGAGCACCGAGGCAAGAGCCTCAGCACGGCGGTCATCTACCTGAAGCGGGGTACGTCGAACAAGGCCGGGACCCGTGTCCTTCAGGAGTTCCTGAAGGACAAGTTCCGTCCGAACCTGGTGGTGGATGGCGACTACGGTCCCGCCACCGAGGAGGCTGTCAAGCACTGGCAGCGCAAGGCGGGCCTGAAGCCCGCAGGGGTGATTGGCCCCGTCTCTCGCGCCCGGCTCGTTCGGCTGGGCGTCTTCGAACCTCTGGAGGACTAGAAGTGATCTGGACCAAGGCATTCTGGAAGGGCGCGTCCGAGCGCGCCATCAAGACGTTCGCGCAGGCGGGCGTTGCCCTCATCACGGCTGACGCTGTCGTGGGGATCCTCGACCTCGACGTCGTGAGCCTGCTCTCGGTGTCGGGCCTCGCGGCCCTCGTGTCCGTGCTCACCTCGGTGGGCAACGCGGACTTCACCGCAAGCAAGACGGAGGTCTGACATGTGCCGCTCGGGTTGCAAGACGAAGGACCACGCCAACTGGGGGGATTGCGCCCGGGCGGCACGCGTCAGCATGCAATGGCTGGGCGGGACTGGCATCTCGTACAGCGACGAGAAGGAGTTCTACAAGATCGACACGGACTACCGCGCCGCGCTGGATGCCGGGGTTGACCCCGGCTCCTTCGAGCGTGCCGATGTGGATGCGGCCCTTCGGGCTGCCGACGCGAAGTAGGGAGTGAGACATGCCTGCACTAGGGGAGATCATCTCCACAACCCGGCACCGGCTCCTCGGTGTGGGCTCGTACAGCGACCGCTCGACCGAGTTGCTCCAGGACCTGGACGAGGGTTCGCCGCAGATCGTCGTCGAGGAGATCCCGGGTGGCAAGACCGGCGGCATCGTCGAGATCGGTCTAGAGAAGATCCGCATCAAGCGGGCTGACGATGCCACGAACACCCTGACGGCGTTCGCCTTCGGGCGGGGCTACGACAACTCGCTGCAGTCGTCCCACGCGGTGGGCTCCGAGGTCACCTTCGCACCCATGATCCCCGCCATGACGATCGCGCGGGAGATCAACTCGGTGCTGGACTCGCTGTACCCGACGCTGTACGCGGTCCGCACGCTGGACGCCGTGTACACGCGGACGCCTGAGGCGCCCTTCACACTGCCCGAGGAGGCCGTGGATGTGGTCGCCGTCTTCCGCGAGGAGATCGCTGGCAACGGCTGGTCCCGCGTGGACGAGTGGC